CTACGCGTTGCCGGTGTTCCGGAGCGCGCCACTGTGGGGCGCTCCGGTAGGCTCCGGCTGCTCCGGGGCGGTTCCCTCGCCGGGCTCGGGGGTGGGCGTCGTGTCCGGGATGAACCGGAGCGCGGCGTAGTTGTACTCCAGTTCGGCGTACTCGATGTGTTCGCCCAGGCGGCGGCAGGCGAGCCAGAAGAACGCGTCACGGCCGGTGCCGCCGTTGGCGTTGAAGGAATCCACCAGATACCCGATGCTCGCCCCGGTCGCCTTCTCCAACTGGATGACTTCGCGGTTGGTCAGGTGGTCTGTGTCGAACGGATAGTCGATACCGTCTAAGACGAATTTGGCCATTGTGGACTGTTACTCCGATCTGTCAAGGAACTGTTCGACCACGTCCAGGGCTGCTTGCCGTACTCGGGGGCCGCCGTCCCGCATGGTGTCGTCGAACCAACCGGGGGGCGCCGTCTGGGTGGCCCACACGTCCCGGTTGCCGAACACCGGGTGTCGCTAGCGGCCGGTGTTGAGATGGCCGGGCAAGGTCCGTTGACGGGGCGGCAGGACGGTCTTGTGCACCTGGACACGGACCCGAGCGGACTCGCCGGAGGTGCTGACCTGGGCGCGGACTGCGCGAGCGATGGTGTCCCGCAGGCCCGACCGCAGGTGGGCGCGCATCTTGACCCGGTCGCTCAACACGCGCCGACCCCGCAACGCGTGCCGGGATCGGGCGGCTCGCGCCGAGGCGCCCCCGCCCACACCGACTACGGGCAGGGACCGGACCCGTTCTTGTGCGTCCTGTACGACCGGGGCCGCTGCGTCCCGCATCGCGCGGGCCAGCTCGCGCCGCAACTCGCCGTGACCGGCTTCCTTCAGCCGGACAGCGATATCCCGGAACTGTTCGGTCCCGGTCACGGTAACGCTGGTCGCCATGCGCACCCCCTTCACGTCGACGACCCAGCCCGCGGGCCTTGGTGGCTCCCCCTGACTACGAGTGGTATCTGGCGTGACGTGAGTGCGGGTTGGCTCGTCGGCCTTGATCGTCAAGTCCGTCTTGGCTGCACTATGCTCCTTGAAGCACATACGGACCCGTCCTGGTGACACGGTTGTCCGACTGGAGGCGACGAACCCAATGTTTGGCGGAAGGACGCGCACAAGCACCGCATCGCGGTGTCGGCGCGGTCAACACCACCTGTGCACGAAACAGTTGATATTACGTCATCCCACCGCCGACGACGCCACCATTGCTGTTACCGGGGCCAGCGACGATGCCGCACAGCGGTGGCTCGGATGGTTACCCCGTGACATCGTTCGTGAACAACATCGTGCCGCGTACCTTGCCCAACGGCCAGGCCAGGGCTCACGACGGTGGAGCAACTCCCCTGGCCAATGGTTACTTGTCGCGATCCACCATGCCAGCGACCGAATCGCCGGTGGCGTCGTACTGGACAAAGTGCGGCACGAGGTCGGTGGCTGGTTGGCGCCGGCATTCCGGGCGCGCGGTCTGGGGCGTGAACTGTTTGAGGGGGCGGCGATCTTTGCTCATCACCACTTAGGTGTCGCCACGGTCCGTGCCGGCACTGAAGTGGCAAACACAGCGTGTGTCGGTGCGCTCACATCGGCAGGGTTCATCGAGGATACGGGTCCCGATCATCACCAACTGCCGAACGGGCGCACGGTATCCGCGCGATGGTTCCGTCACGACGCCGAGTACCCGACGACCTGTCGATGACCCGTCCATGTCCCATCAGCCATGAGACGCTGGCCAGGCTAGGGATTAGTGTCCGGCGTGATGTAAGTGATCTGGATCGGTGGGTTGGTCTCGTCGCTCTCGATGACGAGTTCGGCTTTGGCTTGCACGATGTCGGGGCCGTCGACGGTGACCGGGTTGGATTCGAACCGGGCGGCCGGTAACACGATGTCCAACACGGCGTTTACGCCGGTGGCGATCAGGCCGGCGGTGAAGGTGATCTGGACTGGGAGGAATGCGCCGGCTCGGTAGGTGTCGTAGACCTGGGCGCGGTTGAACTCCGCGTCGACACTTAGGGCTAGGTCGCGGAAGTCGTTTTCGATCTGCTCGTCTTTCAGCCCGGACGCGCCGAGGAAGAACCTGCTGGTGTCCATGGGGTTGGCGCCTTTGAGTTCGAACCCGGTCACTCGGTTGAGTCGGGTGCCGCCGGCCACGGACACGATGCCGTTGGTGGTGGTCGCGGTCCCGCCGGTCTTGATGGTGCATTGTGCGAAGTGGAACGGGCGGGTGATCGGGTAGTTGGCGACCGCGAGCGGGGGTGTGTCGGCGACCTCGTCGAAGGCGTCCAGGTCGAGCTTGAGCCGCAACAGGTCGTTGACTTTCACCCCAGGGTCCACTCAGTGACGCGGGCGCCGATGTAGTTCAACGCGGACACCGGGTTTCCGGTGACCGGCTCGGGGACGCCTTTCTGGATAGTGAGAGACTTCCCGGCGAGCGGTCCGGGTTGGATGCGGTGGATCTTGCCGCCGGTCGGTGCGGTGTCGGTGATGACCGGGGTTCCGCCGAGCATGTGTTTCCACAACAGGCTCATGGACCGGTCAGTGACCGGGAGTTCCACGCCGCCTTTGGCGGTGCGGGTGGTGCGGACATCTTGAGAGGTGTCCTGAACCTGTTGCGGCCACGGGTAGCTACTCCTCTCTCCGACTGGTGGGCTTGTGGGGTACGACGAGGTCCCAGCCGGGTTGTTCGGCCAGCCGTTCGGCCACCAGGCGGGGCAGGGTGATTAGGTCGTTGGGCTGGACAATCCGGCTGGCGACCGGGAGGTCGCGGGGCTCACCGGTCATGTTGCGCACTTTGGCCCCGTCGGTGTCTTCAGTGGCGTCCGGGGTTTGTTCGGGCATGGGGCTCCTAGGAAGTAGACAGAGAGGAAGGCTCATACGAAGGCAGGAAGGAAGATCCATGAGAGAACGAGTCACCTGCCAATTGGACCTACCAGAACCTTCGTTGCCGTCAAACAAGTTGTCTCACGTGTGAAATGTCCCCGAGAGTTTCTTGATGCACGTCAATCCTTGGTGCGGCACACTGGTGCGTGGTACCGACGACCACACATCGCGGCAACACACTCGGGGGGACAAATGCGTCGCATGATCGCCTTTTCTGCTGCGCTCTTGACGTTGTTTTCGCTGGCCGTGCCGACCCAGGCACAGGCTCAGGACCTGTGCACCTCGACACCGTCGTACCTGCCGTTGCCGGCGGGTGTGACGAGCGGAACGATGCGGGCTGCGGGCTCGAACGGCTATCTGGCCGGACAGGCGACCGACGGAACGTTGTTGCTCTGGCACAACGGCGAGCTTGTCAACGTGAACGCTCCGGTCAGCACATCCATCTCGGTCGCCGGAGTCAACGGCAGCGGCGAGATCGTCGGCTGGGACGGGCGGTCACGCACTGCCTTCGTGTACCGCGACGGCACGTTCCAGACGCTTCCCACCCCCGCCGGCAGCGACAGCGCATCTGCCAAGGCCATCAACGACACGGGCGACATCGTCGGCACCGCCTACGCTGAGATCTCGCCGGTCTATCGCACCGTGGTGTGGAAGCGAAGCCAGCCGGGCACCTCCCAGATCATCGCCAACGACGTGGCGATCGGCATCGACAACGCGGGCCACGTGGTGACCGAGAAGGGGCTGCTGTGGTCACCGGACGGAACCACCCGCAAGCTGGCGGGTTCCCCCAACCTCCTCATCCAGGTGTTCCAACGCGGTTACGCTCTCGGCAACGCGTTCGGCGACTACACCGGCATGCCGAAGTGGGACACCACGGGGAGCGTGGTGTACCGGTACGAGGCGCAGGACCGCCCCTACCCGGAAGGCATCAACTCCCACGGGCTGCTGGCTGCCTGGTACACCCCCATCGGCGGCACCGAGGCAAAGCTGGGTATATGGCGTGCGGCCACGTTCCTCGGTGACCTCCCCGCCGGACAACGGGTCTGGGCGGTGACCGAGACCGACGAGCTCGCCGGGCAGCGCAAGGCGGCAGACGGCGTGACCTGGGTGCCGGCGACCTGGACATGCGCCTAGGTAAGGCGCGCTCGGCAGGTCACCGCGAAGGTGAGTTTGGCGAGTGATCCTTTGGACAGCGCGATGTCCCCGGAGACCTGTGCCCACAACACCGCCCCGCCCAGAGTGATGTCCGCACCTGGTTCGCCGGGGCGCAGCAGGCGTTCCACGGCGGCCATGATGGCGTGCGCGGAGTCGCGGCGGGCTTTCATGTCGGTGTCGCCGGCTCGGGCCACGGCGGTACAGGAGATGGCGAACGTTTCGTCCCGGTGCCCGCCGCCCAGCTCGGCGAATGTTTGGGTCCCGGTCACGGATTCCAGGGTGTCGGGGGTGTCGCCGAGGAACAGCATGAGCGGGTCGGACAGGTCGGTGACGGGTGGCCCGTCGTAGACGTGCACCCCGTGAAGCGGCTCGGCGGGAGCCGCTGCGGTGGTGCACAACGCCACCAGGCCGTCAATGGCTGCGGGGATCCGGGACACATCAGTCATGTCAGCCCACCTCGGGGGTCCGGCGGTTGCGGTCGACCAGTTCCAGGGCACGGTTGGGGACCGCGAACCCCAGGCCGGCAATCGGTTGGGTGACGGCGTAGTCGTCGTGCGCCAGCGCGGGCAGTCCGTCCGCGCCGTTCTGGGTGCGCCACAGATGATCGAGGATGATCCGTGCGGCCAGTCGGATGCCCGCGGGAACGACCGGCCGACCGGCGGTGTAGGTGACGCGCCACGGGCCACCGAGCAGCCACCGGCAGTCCTTGCGACGCAGCGTTCCGGTGTCGCTGTCGACGTCCAGATCAGACACGGCCGGCGCGGTGCCGGCAGTACGGATCGGGGTCACCGACCGCACAGACAAGATGGGCGGTTGCCGCAGGACCAGCACGAGGGCGCACCGGAACTCGTGGACTTCCACGATCGTGCGGGTCACGACCGGGCCGCACAACGCCTCGATCACGTCGGTCACGGCCGTGAGGTAGTCCCGGATCTCCTCATCGTGATCCGTGGTGGTGATGTTGAGCTGCCGCTTACCACCCTCCAGGGACAACACCAGCGGTATGTCGGCCGGGTCGACGTCGAACGCGTCCGTGTAGGCGTCGGCCGGGCCGGTGAACACCCAGCGGACGAGGTGGCGTCCGGTCGGTACCGGCACGACGTCGTACCGGTACCGACCGACCACTGTGGGAGGGGTGGGGACTATGGGGGTGCTGGTCGTGCCGTCCAGGGCGGTGATGGTGAGGGTGACCGTGGCCGCGTTGACGAGCTGCCCGCCTGTGGCGTGGCAGTCCGCTGTCAACGCGACGGTGTCCCCGAGGTCGAACGCCACGGTCACACCCCGCGCGAGTCCGGCTTGCGGCGGGCCTTGCCCGGCCCGGCCGTGGCGTTCGACGCGGGCAGCAGTCCGTACCGTTCGGCCTCAGTGACCGAGATGTAGGTACCCGGGGTTCCGTAGAAGAACGCGGCGTCGGGGTGGCCTTCGCGGACAATTCGGTCGTTGGCGGTGCGGTACAACCGGGCGGTGATCTCCACTTGCCCACCGGACACGACAGTGGCGGCGGCATTGGGGATGTTGGTATTGGTGGGCACCGTCTTTGCCTCCCTAGGTTCCTGCTTTTGCGCTCGATTTCTGGTGTGTCGAAAGCTGGGAGTGACATCCGCACCCTGTAGCGAGCTACCCGAATCCGAAACATAACTGTTATTGATTTTCGGCCTTCGGACCCGGACGGCGTAGCGGCCAGGCTTGTGATCCGACCCTGTGTTCTGCCAAGTTGACACCGGCTTGGGGCGATAGAGGTTGGCCGTCAGGAACACACCCGATACGTCCGCGCAGGATGGGGTCATATGCAGATCTTGGCATTGGTCTCTCGTGCCAACGCTGGTCCCCTTGCCTTGTGTCGCCCGAACAATGCGATCTCGGCGGGGACGCGGGAAGGTGTGTGGTAGTTCGACTGGCAGATGTGATCACAAGGTGTCCCAAAAGGACGGTACTTGACGTGCGCACTCCGCCAGCCCTGGAACTGGTTGAGTAGGCGTCAAGATAGATCCCATGTATGGACGTCTACGGGTGCGCGAACGTCCCTGTTGGCAACAGGAAGCCGTTCATGCCCAGTTGTCACTCTCACAAAACAGAGGGGCGTCTTCATGACAAAGCGCGACAGGCTACAGCTACCTAGGCAAGCAGCGGACGCTGCACGGGCAGGAGGCGAAGCTCCCAAGCGGCCCGACCTGAACCATCTGCCGGCGGACATCAACCGACTTGTCCCATCGGTGTTCCCGGAACGCAGCTATTTGAGGCTTGCCAGGGATGTGCTAGGCAGCTGGTCATGGACTCTACGACTCTGCCTGATCTTGTTTGTCGTTGGGGCCGTCCTGTACCTCGTGCCTGTAAACCAATTGGCTGCCCTTGTTGACGCGTTGTTGCACCGTAAGACGTAGACGCATCAATCACTGGACCCGCTTCCTGGCTAGAGTTCGACGATCCACACCACGCCCGTGACCCGACCAGCGGTCAGCGCGGCCGTGCCGATGGTGAGCACGATGGGTCGGCGGGCGGTGGTCTTCACGGGCGGGCTGGTCGCGGTCAGACCGGCCCGTTTCGGGCCGGTGGTCGACCAGGGGGCGGCGGTCGCGGCCACAGCGGGTTGCAGGTCCCCGGCGGTCTCGACCTGCAACGCGGCGGTCCCGGTGGCCGAGGCCAGCGCGGTGTCCACGTGCAGTAACGCGTCTACCACGATCGCGCCGGACGGGACGGTGTCGCCGCGCAGCACGATGTCCCCGACCGCGCCTCCGTCCACAGTGAAGTCGTACACGGCCGTGACGGGTTTGACGCGGCCGAGGCCGAGCCCGCCGAGGACCTTGCCGGTGTTCTCGAGGATCGGCATACCTGGGCTCCTGTCAGATTCCGGTGACCGTGCAGAACGCGGTGGGCCGGTAGACCAGCAGGGCCGCGCGCGCGTCGGCGCGGATGGCCTGCTTGCCGTTGATGAAGAAGTCCGCGTGGCTGTTGGACACCTGCACGTCCACGCCCCGCCGGGTCGAGAGCTCCGAGAAGTTCACGAAGTCCCCGACCACGGCGGTGTTTTCCGGTCCGGCCTCGCTCGGGCTGCCCCAGATGTACAGGCCGTCCGCCGTGCGCAGCAGCCGGATGTCCTGCCAGTCGTTCGGGTGGATGATCGCCGCGTTCGGCAGGGCACGGCCGGTCACCCGGCACTTTCACCATGCCCTTGTAGATCGCGTCCGGGACCGGGGTCGCCGCCCTTGGCCTGGGTCTGGATACCGGGGGTGTTGAGGATGCCGCGCAGGTTCGGCGCGGTCCCTTGCCGATCAGGATCTGTGCGTCCAGCCGCTGGCGCAGCATGAACGGCATCCGGTTGTCGACGTACCCGCGTGCCTGGGGCTCGTCGTCGAGCTGCTCGTCGGTGACCGGCAACCACACCGAGACCTTGCGCACCGGGGAGGTCTGTTCGGTGAGCTGCAACCCGGCCTCCGGATATGCCCCGGCTTCCGCTGTTTCCGCTGCGGTGTTGGTGAACACCGTCTCTTCCATGTAGACCACGGCGGCCTGGCTGGTGGTGGTCGCCGGGATGATGTCGATGATCTGGACCGGGCGGGTGGCGAACTCGACCACCTTGCCGGTCCGGAACGTTTCCGGCAGCCAGCCGGCCGTGGTCGAGAACAGGGTCTTCAGCTCCACGTCCAGGTGGGCTTCCGGCCCGACCTGTCCCTGAACGCCTTTGTAGGCAACGGATTCGGTGAACAGGTCACCGAACGACTTGGTCCCGGTCGGCTCGGCCGACGGTGCACCGGAGTCTGCACCGGGCTCGGTGAGCAGGGACGCCAGCCGGGCCAGCTCGGTGTCCAGATCGGTCAACAGCTCGGCGGACACGAGGCCGAGGCCCTTGCCCTTGGGGCGCCGCTTCGCCACGACGTCAGCGGCCCGATCATTGAGGTCGGTCACGGCGGCCAGGACCGCCCGCGCCTCATCAACCAGTGTCAGGGGGCCGCTTTTCACGGCCAGGGTGCGCGTGTCCACACCAGCGCCACGCAGGACCGGGGACACCTCATACACCCGGATGGCTTCCAGGAACCGGACCGGGCGGTCGTCCTGCTCACCGTAGGAGAAGGTGACCGGGTCGTACCCGTAGGGCCACTCCCGAAGCTCGCCCATCTGCTTGACCACCGCGAACGTGTCCCGCCCGGCGGTGGTGTCCAGGAAGAACTGTCCGTCCAGGATGGCTTCCCGCTCAGTGGTCCGGATGACACCTTTGCCGACCGGAAGCGCGCCCTGCCAGGTGGTGTGTCCGTAGGCGGAGATGCGGACCGGGGCGCCGTCGGTGAACGCCCCAGGTATGGCCACGTCCCCGTCGGAGTCGATCGCGTTCAGGGTGGCGAACACGGCGGTCACCTCGCCCCGATCGGGGTCCTTGACCTCCACACGGAGGCGTTTGGTGTTCACGATTGCTCCTCCGGTGGAGTCGGGACGCCGGTAGGCGACGGGGTGGTGGTGTTGGGGCGTTGGAGCTGGACACTGAACAGCCCGGTGTGCCGTAGCAGGGTGAAGCCCTCAGCGGCCACAGCGGCCGTGACCGCCGCGGCTTCGAACCCGGCGTCGACGAGTTGGCGGATGGTGGACGCCTGCCGGAACTGGATCTCCGCGACGTCGCGGCGGTCTTCGCGCAGGAACGGGATGTCGCGGTCGTCGTACCACAACGCGGCGCCCACAGTGGGCGGTGTCACCAGGTTCTGCAAGCTGGCGGCGGCCATCCTCCACAGTGGGCGGATCGTGCCGTCCGCGAACCTCCGGCGGGCCTGTGCGTAGTTGCGGTAGGTCGCCGCCGCGAGCCCCTCGGACAGGCCCACGATCACCGGCGGAACCCCCGCAGCGGCAGCGATCCGGGTCTCTCCGTGGCCCTGCACGCCTGTGAGGTCGACCTGTTGGAGATTGGTGCACACGGTCTTGACGTCCGCGCCACCGCCCAGGTAGAGCGTCCGATAGGCGTTGTGCGCACCCTTGTGGCGGGCGTCCATCGCGGCCCGGAACCGCTCGGGCTGCACGTCCTTGTCGAACGTCACCACCATCGAGGGCACCGCGCCGTTGTCGAAGAACCGCCGCTTGTGCACCGTCGCGGCCTTGTCCGACCCGATCTCTTCCAGAACCGGACTCAGCCAGGACATGCCCCGCCATCGGGCGGCCGGGTCGGGAATCGGCGAGTAGTGACACATCTCGTCAGCCAGCAACGCGTCCGGGTCCCCGCCCTGGCCCGGTCGCAGCCCGCCCAACGTTCCCGGCGGTGGTGGCGTAGAAGTTCCCCGCCAGCGACACGTCGGATTCCATCCGGGCCAGCAGTTCGCCCGTGGTGCCCGACGGCCACGGTTTCGCCAGGAGCGCTAGGTCGGGCGAGTCGAACCCGAACAGGTCGCCGGGTCGGCCGGCGTCGGTGAGCTCCCGCGAGGCGAACCAGGCTTCGGCGAACACCAGTTGCTGGGCCAGGACACAGGCGAACACCACGCCGTTGGTCTTGTACGCGGCCTGGACATAGCCGGCGAAGTCGTTCTCGACCCGTTCCCGGTTAGTGGTGCTGGTCGCCGCCCAGGACTCCCGGAACACGTCGAGCTGCCAGAACGGCGGTTCGGTCCACTGCTTACGCCCCCGACCGGACGGGGCGGTGATCTTGCGGGAGAGTCTCACGAGACCGCCACCAGGAACAGCACGGCCAACGCCGCGACCAACACGCCCGCGACCATCAGCCCGATCGGGACGGACAGCAAGGCGACACCGGTCACGACCAGCCCAGCGGCCAGCAGCAACAGCACGGCGAGAGCGATTTCGGGACGCGACATGGGGTCTCCTTCAGGCGTACACCGCCCACGGGTCGGCGGCCTGGTCCTCATCGGGCATCGTTGCAGCGGCTTGGAGCGCCAACACGTCCGCGATCCCGGCGTCGATCTTGCGCCGGTCCGGACCTTTCACGAACACGTACTTCGTGCCGCCGTCGTCATCCGCGTCCCGCACGTGCACTTTCGTTCTGTGCATGGCCAACACGTGATCCGTGGTGACCGCATCCCCGTCGTGCGAGTACGCGCCCTCAGCGAGGGCAGTCAGCCATCGGTCACACGCCCGCGCCATCCGAACCAAACTGTTGGTGTCGAAGAAGATCACCCGGTCGTCGCCGTAGGACTGCGCCCAGCCCTCGATCTCGGTGTGCCACTTCGCCGGGTCACACAGCATCAACCCCACCCGGTAGTGGTCGAACGCCCACGCCACCGCTTCATGTACCTCTGCCCGCGGGATGCGCCACCCGGGCGGCGCCTTCGCCGGGCGGGTCCACACGCGGATCACGAACGTGTGCGGCCGACCGTCCACCAACGTGCAGGCACGCAACGCGGTCGCGTCGTCCGAGATGGAACCGTCGAACCGAGCCCGACCCGGGCACCGCGCTCGACCTGGACATCAGGCCGGACCAGCGAGCCCCACCGGGCCGCGTGCACGGCCTTCAACCGGTTGTCGGTCGGCTGGTTGAACAAGAACCGCAACGCGTCCTCCCATGCGGTGTCCGGGTCGCGGATCTCGGCCACCAACCGATCCAGGTCCACCCATCGCGCGTCCCCGTAGGCGACCGCCAGCGCGACGCGCAGCTCGCCGTCCGGGGCGTCTTGGCTGACCTCGGGGGCCTGCACCGCGTCGTAGAACACGCCCGCCGTGGCCGTGGTCGCGGCCTTGTGGGTGTCCTCAGCCATCGACCCTTCACCCGGGGTGAAGCTGTTGGTGGTCTCGTACGACCGGCCGCGCATCTTGGCCACGTTGCGGCGCAACGTCTTCGCCAACGCCCGGCCTCCGTTGGACAGTGTCCACAGGTGGGTCTCGTCCAACACGGCGTAGGTGACCCGCTGGCCCTCCCGGGAGCCGGCCGACGCGGTGACCGGCTCCAACCGGCCCGGCCGATCAGTCAGGAAACACCGGGTCAACCCGACATCGATCCGCAGATCGTCGGCCGCGCGGCCGTCGTTCGCGGTGAGCAGCTCGTACAGCGCGCCATAGGTGTTGTCGGTCTGGTCTTCCGAACAGGCGGCGATCTGCACCCACGGCGGCGGGTCCCCGGCCGTGCCCCACGGCCGGGGACCGGGTCACCTGCCGCGTCCCAGCCGGCGAACCGGACCGGGCCAGCGAACTCCGCGACCGCCTTCACGGCCCCCAGCGGGGACTTGCCCCACCCTTTCGACCGGCGCGAACAGCCACGCCGGTACACGAACGCCCCGGTGACAGGGTCCAGTGCGAACCAGCGCACCACCAGTCGGGCTTGCTCATCGGTTAGCAGCAACGGCGCGTCGGGGTTGTTCGGGGCGGGCAAGTAGTCCGCCCACCACTCCAACAGAGCCCACCCCAACGACGGGAACTCACCCAGGTACTCAGGACCACGCCAGGGCATCGGCACCCCCGGTGGGTGGTCAGTCGTCCTGTTCGGACACCACCGTCAGATGCGAGTACCGGCCCGGCCGTGTGGACGAGGGCGGCTCGGCGCCCGGTTCGGTGATCTGCATCCGCAGCCGCTGCCGATCCTCGGGGTTGCGCCCAACTTGCCCACCCGCAACCGCAACTTGGGCGCGACCGAGGCCACCCCGGACCACAACTCGGCGTGCAACAGGGCCGTGTCCAGCAGGAAGTCCCAGTCAGTAGCGGTCATGGACTGGGCTTGTGGCGAGGTCCGCCAGGTGTTCCACCATTGGCGGGTCTGTTCGGGCCAGTCCACCGTGTCCGGCAGTTCCGGGCCGCGTACCTGCCCGTCCGGGGCGACCACGGTGGGCGGAGTCGGGTCCGCGTTGCGGCGGCGGCGCTTCGCAGGGTCTTTCGGAGTCGGGCCACGACCAGCCACGTGAACACCTCACAGACTGGGCAGGAGTCCTTCACCCAATCTACTGACGAGTAGGGTCTTTATGAAGGCGAGGTAGGCGCCGACTGCACACAAATGGAGCAGCCTCGTCCGCGCCTTCGTACTTCCGACGGTCCCCACAGGTCTAGTAAACGTGTCGCTCTGCGGCCCCCAGCCCGACGCAGGACACGGCGACTGCGTGGCTGGGGCCAATGGATAGGTCCCATCACCCAAGCCATTACCGGGTTAGCCACAATCGGCGCCCTCGTGCTTACTACGTTGTCACTGAAGGCGACCCAAGAGCAAAACGCGGAGCAGAACGCGCTAACCGCGCAAGGGCAGTACACCGACCGCTACACCAAGGCCATCGACCAACTCGGCCAGAAGGGAGACGACCGGCTACAGATCCGCCTCGGAGGGATCCACGCGCTCGAACGACTCGCCCATGACTCCCCATCCGACCAGCCCACCATCATCGAAGTCCTCACCGCGTTCGTGCGCACCAACACCAACGCCCCCTTCAGCACTGGCATCCGACTATGCGAACCGCCAACAGACATCCAAGCAGCGCTGACGGTCCTCGGCCGCCGAAACAGCGCGAACGACAACGGGACCCGTGTCGACCTCCACTACGCGTGTCTCTCGGTCACGGACCTGACCGGTGCGAACCTGGCCGGCGCGCACCTGTTCTGCACGAACCTGGCCGGCGCGGGCCTGATCGGCGCGAACCTGCGCAACGCAGACCTGGCCATCGCGCACCTGGACGGCGCGCTTCTGGCCGGCGCGGACCTGCATGGCGCGGACCTGACCGGCGCGTACCTCAACGGCGCGCTTCTGACCGGCGCGAACTTGCACGACGCGAACCTGACCCACGCGAGCCACAATTCAGCTACTCGCATCGACAACGTAGTAACGAGTTCCAAGACGACAGGTCAGTGGTGGTGATTCAGGTCGATGCCATTGCCACACGGATCAAGTTCACTCACCCGGACCAGCATTACGGCGGGCAGACCAGCCAGTCCGGCCACCCGGTGAACTACAGGTCCTTCGTCAAGTTCGCACGGAAACGAATGATGCGGGCGCTGTCCAGCCCCCAGACCCGTACACAATCGTGAAGGGGTAAGAGATGGGTCACGTAACCCCTGGTCAGCCTCGCGCGACCGGGGTCCCCCTACCGTCCCGCCCCCTCCACCCGTAGTTACACGCAGCGTGTGCGGCGCCGAGTGGTCCGTGCCGGCCGCCGTGGCGAATCGGAATCAGATGTTCAGCGGTCCTCGGGTCCTCGGGTCCGAACGGGGCACCACAGAGACAGCAGTGAGTTGCGGTTGCGATCACGGCCTCGCGGCGTCGCCGGTAGTCGGCACCGTATCCACGTTGGGTGGTCGTTCCTCGTTGTTCCGATCGGGCACGTTCGCGCCCCCGGCGGCATGAGGCGCAACGCGAACCGAGGGTGGGGGTACCGCAGTCCAGGCATGGGCGGTGTGGCATCTCAGCTCACCGCCAACCATGATCTTCGCCGTAACAGTGGTCGTCACCTACGGCGGCTATCAGCTCGTCGCCGTGTTCCTGTAACAGCTACGACGTCCATGCCTTGTCCACGGCCGACGTGCAATGCTGCCTGCGCGCTGCACCGGAAGGCGGTGCCGACACGCACACGCCCACTGGAAGGGCGGCAGCGGCGGAGGTCGGTGTACCCGCACACCCACACCGGCCCCCGCCCAACGAACGACCAACAGTGGCTGGGAATACAGGCAGCAAGTCTGCCGAGAACAGGCCCTGCCCTGAGCGGCAGTGACCACGCATTTCAGGGTCGCCTGCCATGTCTCGCGTAGTAACCTTGCGTAACCGTACTGGTCACCGTTAGTGCTGTTGATGTAGTCGTAGGAGCAGGTGGGCGACCGGCCAGGACTGGCCACCCGTCCCTGCCGTCTATCCTGACCTGCGGAAACTCTCCGGCAGACATATGTACCTAAGACAGGACTTGACTCAAGCCGTCCGAGCGGAGCGAGGACAGACAACACTGTCAGTGGGCGGCGGTAGCGTGGGGCACTATGGACGCTCGGGGACGGATCCGACAACTCGCCGACCAGGTGACGGCGCTGCGTGACGCGTACTACCAGGGTGCGCCGTTGGTGGCGGACGCCGAGTACGACGCGATCGAGGACGAGCTTCGGCGGTTGATCGACGAGAACCCGCAGTGGGCGCCTGTGCCGAATCCGCTGGAGCTGGTGGGTGCGCCGACGGTGCTGCACGCGCCGGTTCGGCATTCACGGCCGATGCTGTCGCTGGAGAAGGCGACTCGGCCTGAGCAGGTCGCGGCGTTCTTCGACCGGTTCCCCGGTCAGCCGGTGGTGGTGATGCCGAAGTTGGATGGGTTGTCGCTGGCGTTGGTCTTCCAGGACGGGCGGTGGGTGCGGGCGATCACTCGCGGTGACGGGACCACCGGCGATGATGTCACCCTGCTGGTGCGGGCGCTGGTCGACGGGATCCCTGAGCGGGTCGCGGCGTCGGGTCGGGTGGAGGTGCGGGGTGAGGCGGTGATGCTGCGGTCCACGTTCGCCGCCTACAACGCCGCGCATCCGGACCAGCCGCTGATCAACCCGCGCGGCGCCGCGGCCGGCACGTTGCGGGCCAAGGATCCGGCGACGGTCGCGGAGAGACGGTTGCGGTTCTTCGCGTTCGACCTGGACACCACGAACCCCGGTGATGTGCGGGTGGACCTGCAGGAGGCGTTGGGCACGCTCGGGTTCACCGCCGCCGAGATGCGTCATTGTGCCGACGCGGACGCCGCGCAGGCGGTGATCGAGGCGATCGAGCAGGGGCGCAACGACCTGGACTACGACCTCGATGGTGCCGTGCTGCGACTGGCCAACCGCGACGCCTACGCCGCCGCCGGGACCCGGTCGAACTCGCCCCGCGGCGCGCTGGCGTTCAAGTTCGCCGCCGAGGAGAAGACCACTGTGCTGTCCGATGTGGTGTGGGACGTCGGCAAGACCGGCAAGATCGCCCCGGTCGCCCACTTGGAACCGGTGTTCGTGGGCGGTACCACGGTCACCCGCGCCACCCTGGCGAACCAGGAGGTGATCCGCGCCCGGGGCATCAAGATCGGCGACACGGTGCTGGTGCGCCGGGCGGGCGACGTGATCCCGTTCGTCGCGGGGGTGCTGGACGCCTCGAAACGCACCGGCGCCGAGCGGGATATCGTGCCGCCCACCGGCTGCCCGTCGTGCGGGCAGCCGCTGACCGAGCAGGGTAACAGTCGCGAACTGTTCTGTACCAACGTTTCCTGCCCCGCGCAGACGGTGCGGCGGTTGATCCACTGGGCCTCGCGGGCCGCCGCGGACATCGAGGCTGTCGGTCCGGTGTGGATCGAACGGCTGGCCGAAGTCGGGATCTTGGAGCACCCGTCGGACTTCTACCGGCTGACCGCGGAGACGCTGCTGGAGTTCGACCGGATCGGTGACGTGTCGGCCGCACGGATGATCGAGTCGATCGACGCGAGCCGTCGGGTCGGGTTGCGCCGGGCGCTGATCGGGCTGGCGATCCCGATGGCCTCCGAGGGCACCGCCACCCGCTTGTGCCGCGCGGGATTCAGCTCGCTGGAGGAGGTCGCGGACGCCACTGAGGACCAACTCGTGGCCGTCGAGGACATCGGACCGAAGGTCGCCGCGTCACTGAGCATGCACCTCGCGCGGCTGCGGCCGGAACTGGAACGGCTCCGGGAGCGTGGTGTGTCCCTGGACGTACGCGACGAGGACCTCCCGCCGGTCGTCGCGTCCGACGCGCCGCTGGCCGGCAAGACGGTGGTGATCACCGGCGCGATCAGCGACCCACGCACCGGCGAGAAAGTCCCCCGGCCGACGTTCCAGCGGCTGTGCGAGAAAGCCGGCGCGACTACCGCGTCCTCGGTCTCGGCGAGCACCGACCTGCTCATCACCGGTGGTGACGTCGGCGCCGCCAAACTCACCAAGGCCGAGAAACTGGGGGTCGAAGTCGTCGACCAAAGCCAGATCTGGGATCAACTCATCGCCGCCAACATCGCGTAA